AGGTAAAGTCGCATCTGATGTACTAATAGAATATAAAGGCTCTGGCATTGGCCAAAAACCCTCTAAATTATAAGGATCATCAATATCCTCTAATATCTCATTAAAACTTGTAGCAACAAATATTTGCTTACCTGATCTTTTATCCCAGATTTCATAAACTTCAGCCATATCTGGCTCTGGGTTATCTTGATAGTCAGACATCTGAGATTGACGATATGTTAAAGGTATCTGCTCACCTTTAGTGCCATAATAATCAATTAAATCTTGCCTTGTAAGTAAATGCCTAAATGCAATCCATTTTACATCTTCCCAACATCTTGCAGGGGCAATAGTTAAATCATCCCAATGAACATACTCACATCTTATAGATTGCTCACCAATATATTCAACTGGCTTACCCTCAATAAACATACCTCTAACATCTTGCTTAACATCTTCTTGCTGAACTTCATTGCCTTCAGGATCAAGCAGTCTTTGTCCAACTTGTACCTCACCCATTTGTCCAGGTGCTACTTCTCCAATGCCAACAATAGGCTCAACTTGCACAGCAATACGTTCTGGCTCACCCTCAACTAATACAGGGTCATATCTCATTCTGATAGCACCACGACCAACAATAAGCATATCTTCAATAGCTTTTTTAACTGCACTATCAAAATCATATACATCTAACTGATACTGCAAAGCTCTTTCCATAACCATAGCAATGGATTTGCCAACAGGATCATCAGTCTTAAATCGCCTGGTAACTCTTGGTTTAGGTGTTTTAAAATATAAAGCTGACTTTAAAGTATCAACATTAGAATGAAAGATGTTCATCCTAGTTTCACGTTCAAAACGATTTATATTATCATCTCTATATCTTTGAACTATACCAGAAGCACGTTCTCGCCAGTTTTCCTCAAATTTACGAGCATTGAGAATCTCATTATTCCAATAAGCAGCTCTGTCAGCCTTTTTAGTAGGCTCTCTGTCATATTTATAATCCAATTAAATTCTCCACGAACTTGGCCTAGATGCTTTATCCAAACCACTCATCATTTCATCAATAGTTGGCTTTCGCCATATATCCTCATCAATCTCTGGGGCTTTTCTAGCATATGGTCTTGACATACAAGCGTATCTTATTTCATCTGCTGCGTGATCTTCTTCTGTCGTGTTTATATCTTCCATTCGGTGCTTATCATGGGTTAAAACTGGTAATGTCCTAATTGTATCAACGCAGTCAGTAAAAAAGTACATCATGGGAACTCCATCATCGCCCATTAATCTTTGCCTAACCTGATCCCAACCAGATACCCTAGAATTATCAGCCCTTCTAAACCTAACACCTAATTTACTTAATCTCTCGCCTATCGATGGCCCACCATCAAATTTCCATATGCTTGGATCACCAACTCCAAAATCTATTTTTTCGCCACGTTCCCTAGCTCTAATACCTGCTCCAACTTCTTCAGCAGTCATCCTTAAACCTCTATTCGGCCCTGATGCTCCATACCATTCTCGATATCTAACCAAAGCATTGTCTGGTATAGTCTCATGCCCCTGTGCCACAGTCCACCAACCAACACTAAATGGCGATGCAGAACCCCAATCAAACGATCTAAACCTTGTCCAATCTTTAGGTATTTCAAATGGCCTAATAACGTGTAAATCTCTTTTCCAAATATCACCAAAAAAAGAACCAACAACTAAATCCCAATCACCCTCCCTTAACGCCCTGCCTAACTCCTCTGGCAAACCACTAAATGAACTAGCATAACTTGGATCAATGTATTTATTGTCAGTCATCTTGGCAGGTATATACATACTCAGCCAACCCTTATCCTTTGGATTATTTGGGTCTCGCATCGTATGATCGTAAAAATAAGTCTCACTAGGAGCAGGATCAATATAAAGGGCTTTTAAAAAGTTATGACTCTGTCCACCTGGATTAGCTGTCATTACTAATCGTGGCAAAAATCCTTCTTGCTTTGGCTCAAATGATCCTAATCTCATTCGACTCTTAATATACCCAAGCTGATAAGCCGTCATCTGACCTGCTTCATCAACTAATGCTATATGTATCTCAGTTCCTTGAATACGATCACAGTCAC